TGCCCTGGAACCCGTTGCCTTGCGCGAGCAGGTGGGGCTTCTTCTCGCCGAGGTCCTTGAGGGCCTCGGTGATGGCCTCGACGTCGATCTTGTTGTTCTCGTCGAGGAAGTCGTCGTACTTGTGCGATCGGAGCAGGATCGCGACCGTGTCCTCGGGGTCGGCGAACTTGGCCGCCTTCGCCTCGATCTTCGCCTCGACCCGCTCGTTCAGCGCCTCACGCGCCGCCTCAGCCCTGGCCTCCTCGCGGATCTTGTCCGCGTCGACCTCGGGCTTCTTGTCGTCAGCGGCTGCGCCGGTGCTGCTGCCCTTGTCGGGCGCCTTTCCGGTGCCGCTCAGCTCCTTGATGCGAGCCTGGTCCTTGCGGCCGCGGCGCTCGAGCGTGCGGTTGATCCGCTGCTGGGCCTCGAACTTGGCCTTCCAGTCGACGTTCTCGTCGTCGCCGTCGTCGTCGCCGCCCTCGTTGCCCTCGTCCCCGTCGTCGTCGCCGCCCTCGTCGCCGCCCTCGTCGAGCTCCATGCGGAAGCCGCCGTAGGTCGCGCGGTTGCGGGCGATCGCGTCGCGGATGAACGCCGTCTGCTCCTCGGTGAGGAGTTCGGCGAACGGGTGGGTCTGGTCGTGCGTGTCCTGCATGGGTCTCTCCTCACGAGAGGTAGTCCCGACGCCTCGCGCGTCAGGGGGCCGAGGGGAGCAGATATCCGTTGTTCCGGAGCTGCTCGATCGCGATCTCTCGACGCCGTTGCTCGGAGAGATCCGCGAAGTTGTGATCCACCCACCGGTAGACGCCCTCAGGGCGCAGCCGGAAGGCCTTGTTCGGGTTGGCCTTGCGCCACTCGGCGCGCTTCGTGACGCCGGTGGTCGTGGCCTTGTAGCCGCCCGGCGCGGTGATGCCGGCGCTGACGTTGATGACCTTCGACGGGTCGGCGCCGTCTTCGAGGATCGCCTTGCGGTCGGCCGCTGAGAGGTCGCGGACCTGGCCGGACTTGATGGCCTCGAGCGGGTCCGTCACCAGCGGGTTCGTGTCGCGGTGGTCGTCGGTGGGCACCATCGTGCAGTCGCAGCCCGGGTGGCGCTGGAATCCGCTCGACCACCTGTAGACGCGGCCGGCGAGGACAGCACAGCGCTTGCAGCTTGGCGGGTTCAGCACCCGGACGTAGGACGTCCAACCCTGGGCCGTGAACTCGACCTGGGAGGCGCTCCGGGCGGCGTCCGCTACCTCGGAGGCGATGAGCTGCTCGACGGCCTGCGTGAACTTCGAGGCGTCTTCCCACCACGGAGCAGGGATCGCCTCGGCCGGCGCCGGCACACGCGCGTCGATCGTGGCGATGATCGGCTCGATGACCGGGAACCCGAACGAGGACCACCCGGCGAACGTCCGAGCGCTGGTCTGCGGGGTGGCCTTCGACCAGCCCGCGATCGTCCGAACAGCTCCGAGCGCCGCGGCAAGCTGATAGGCCGCCACAGTCGAAGCGATCACCGGCAGCGGCACCTTGGCGCGGAACATGGGCCGCGTCCTGATGACCGCGGCCGTCGCGACCTGCAGCTGGGCGTCGTAGTGACTACGCGCCTGCGCCGCTGTCGGCTGCTGCCGCACCCGCGCCACCACCCGCCGCGCCCTTGATCGCCGCGGCCGTGACCGGGTCGAGCATCAGGAACGGGTCAGACTGCTCGTCGCGGATGCGGTCCATCTCGCGGTCGATCTCCTCGTCGGTCATCTCGTACCGACGTTCGAGGACCGTACGCAGCGAGAGGCCCACCGCGCGGTCCTTCGTCGCTGCGTCGGCGACCTGGGCGAGCGAGTGCATCGCCCCGTCCTTCCACTGCGTGAACCGCAGCGAGTCCGTCTCAGCGATCCGAGCCGCCGTGTCCTTGTCGCGACGCACCAGTGCCATCAGCCGGGCCGTGCGCTTCGCCGCCGGGCTGAAGTGGAGCTGCTGGTTCCCGACCTTCGTAGCGAGGGGCACCTCGGCCGCCGTCAAGGCGTCGCCGTTCAGGTTCGCCATGCCCTGGTTGATCAGGTAGTGCGCCGGCGTCGACGTTTGCGCGCCGATGTGTGCGATCGCCTCGCTGTTCACGCCCGTGAACACGTCGAGCTTCGCGGCTTCCCACGAGTCGATGCCGTCAGCCTTCGGCAGGAACAGCAAGCGCCCCTGAGCGAGTGCCTGCAGGTCGGCAGGTTTATGGCTGACGACCTGGCCGTTCTCGTCGAGCACGGGCACCTTCGGCGGCTCACCGCGGACGATGCGCGCCGGCATCGACGCATAGTCGGCCGCCACGAACAGGTAGGCCCACATCAGGTTGATCGCGTGCTGCATCGCGAGCACGCCCTCGATGTCGGAGATCGGCTCCCCGCCGAGCAGCGGACGGTTGGTCCACTCGACCAGCGGCACCTCGCCGAGCGGGTTCGGCAGCGGCCAAGGCTCGTCGGCGACCTCGCGCGGCTGCCAGCCGCCGATCGAGATCGGCGCGCCGGTCGGGACGTACAGGCCGCTGCGGGTGACGCCCTCGTTGTTCACGATCGCCGACGCGGACCGCTGGAACTTCCACAGCGCGTCGGGCAGGTACAGCGTGCAGTATTCGTGGTCCTCGTCGGCCCACCACTTCAGCGCGCGCAGCGGCTTCCGGGTGTCGGGGTCGTAGACGACCACGAACTGGGACGGGTGCTCCCAGTTCAGGACAGGGTTCCCATCCTTGTCGCCCCACACCAGCACCGCGGACCGCTTCGCGATGATCGCCGAGAGGAAGCCCTGGTTCGACGCCGCGCCCATCTCATTGCGGTTCCAGTCGGTCCAGAGCTGGTTCTCGGCCGGCGACAGCGCCTTGGTCGAGTCGGCGAGGCGGAAGCCCTTGATGTGCAGCCGATCCACCGGCGCGCGGCCGACGACGCCGCACCAGTTGTCCGAGAACCCCTGGTAACGCTCCTGGTGGAACGCCTGCCACTGCGGGGTCGCGTACGCGAGCTTGTGCTTGCCCTCGAAGGCCTCGAACAGCTCCGCGATCTTGCCGCGGCGCCGGTCGAGGATCCAGATCATCTCCGTGATCCACGAGGTGACCTGAGCCCGCGTCTGCTGATCAGCCACAGGGACCTCCTCGGGGTCTAGATGAAGTAGGCGTACGCCGTTTCGTCCTTGGGCCACTCGTCCGCGGCGGTCACGTCACCGGCCGCCTCGTGCGCGAGGATCGACGGAATCGTCAGGTCGATCTTTCGGCCGTCGCCCGGCTTCGCGAGCACGTAGAGCGCGTTCGGCTTCGGCAGCTTCCGCGTGGCGCCGATGTGCGCCTCGGTCGTCGTGCACCCATCGTGCGAGAACGTGGTGTCCTTCTTGGCGAGGTCAGTGAGCAGCCGCTCGGCCGCCGCATGCATCGGCCGTGGCCTCTGCGTGTACCACCGGATGATGACCTTCTCGCCGTACTCCTCGGCCCAGCCGTCGATCTCTGTTGTCCAGTACGGCGGGTCGAAGTAGCCGCGGACGAGCACGAACGTCTTCACGATCAGCGCGAGACCCTTGCTGACCTCGAGGCGCGGCACCTGGCCGCCGAACTCGGCCGGATCCCAGATCATCGGCCGGCCGTCGGCGAGTTTCGGCGTGAACTGGTGGCCCTCGCGGGTCTCGCAGCGGAAGCCGGTCCAGTCGTCGGAGTCGGATCCGTCGAACCCGAGCGTGATCGGTGTCTTCGGAGCGACCTCGAGGTGCTTGAATCGCTGCGTCCAGACGGTCAGATCCTTGAGCCACGCGCCGGCGCCGGCCTTCGCCATGTTGCCGAAGAACCGTTCAGCCTGACCGGGGTCCTTCTCGCCGAGCTCGACCGCCTCGGCCTCGATCGACTCGAGGTTCGCGTGCGTGATGCCCTGGTAGACGAACGCGAGGATCTTCTTGCGCTCGCGCTTGTTCCAGAACGAGTAAGGCGTGCCGTCCTTGCGCTTCAGCGACGGCTCTTCGGCCGGGTTGAGCCAGAACCGGAACACGTCGGGGACGTTCGTCTCCCACGTGCTCTGCCCGACCGAGTCGTCGGCCGGGTCCCACGGGTTCGTGGTCTCGATCGACCGGCCGCCCATGCCGGCGGCGCCGCGACGCTGGGTCTCAGCGACCTTGCGGAGCTTGTTCCCGGTGGTGAACGTCCCGGTCTCGTCCTGGCCCGCGAAGATGATCGGGTTACCGAGGCGGCCGAGCGCCGATGAGGTCACCGTCTGGATCAGACCGTCACCTGGGAGCCGGGTGAACTCCTCGCCGACGTTGTACAGGTGCGCGTCGGGCCCGTACTTGAGCATGGCCTTCAGCGGCTCATAGACGTTGTCGACCTGGTCCTCGTTGGTGGCGAGCATCTGGATGAGCGGCTTCGCCCACCGCTGGCCCATCGGCTCGCCGGCCTCGTACTCGTAGACCCAGCCGCAGCGGCAGCCGTGGTCCTCGCAGCGGTACTCCTCGCCGCCCTTGGCCCATCCCGCGAAGACGACCGGCCCGGCTGCCTGGCCCTTGATCTTCTTAGCCAGCCACGGACCCTTGCCGCACTTCTGCGGCCCGACGTACTGCACGCGGCGGTAGTGGAACGCGCTCGCCAGATCGCCGAGCTTCGCCGTCGGCCGGATGCGATACCAGTTCGCCGAGACCCACAGCTGCTGCGGGTACTCGATGAACGGGAGCGGGTTCCCGTCCTCGTCGCGCTTGACGCCGACGAGCGGATCAGAGACGACGCAGTGCTGCTCTTCCCACTCGATCGCCACCCACAGCACGGGAAAGTCGACGATCCAGGTCGCTTCGCCGCCCGAGGACCGCGCGTCGTCAGCAGGCATGGCCGGCGAGGCGCCTAGCCACTCTTCACGACCTTCATCCGGTCACGAGCTCGCGGCGTCGTCTTGGCCGCCGGCTTCTGCTGCTTGCGCTCGTCGCGCTGCTCGGCGACCTCGTCGGCGGCGACCCGGATCCGGGCCCGCTCCTTCGACTCGCGAGTCATGTACAGATCGGCCATCATCAGCCGGACCGTCTTGCGGTTCTCGGCGCTGGCCTTCGTTACCTCTGCCTCGGCGAACATGCGGCACGTCAACGCGGCGTAGTCGGTCGAGCCATCGGCCTCCCAGAGCAGCGCCTCAGGCTTGCGCCACCAGCGCTCCCACAGCACTAGCTCGCGAGGAGTCGCGGTGGTCAGCGGCCACTCGGGCGCTGCGCCGGTGCGCTCTGGCGGGAGCTCGATCCATGCCGCCTGATCGTCCTTGCGCTGCCGCCGAAGGGCGTTCGGGTCCTGCTGAGGGCCGGAGCGTGAGCGTGCGCCGCCACTGGTCATCGGATTCCCCTCCTCAGCAGCCTCACGCTGCGGCGACGCGCAGCCTTGCGCTATGCGTCTGGTGAGATTTCGCGACCCTTTTGAACCTGACAGACCTCGCGGAGACC